CTATTTACCCACCAACTGCCTCTAGAGTGTATATTTTCTTCGAGTTCTTTTTTAGCCGCCTTTCTATATTCAGGCATTTTAGAATCTTGACTAAGAGGTAAATCTTGTTCAGGAAGATCTGGAGGTTCTTGTTCTCCCTCTTCTTCCTTATTCAGCAGAGTCAGTTTAAAAATTCTATTCTTTTTATCAACTTCATCTATTCTAAATTTTGAATTCTTATCCAAGAGAACTTCATGTTCTTCATCACTCTCATTTTGATCAAATGAGTAGCCTGGAGATCCTTTAGGAGCATTTATAACTAATTTTACCCCATTAGGAGTACTACTGGCTACTGATTTAAAGAAATCTAGATCATGAGTAGTCGAACTAAAAGCTTTACTTTCGAAAATATCCCCTGGTGATAATTTTAACAACTCTGAAATAAGTTTAGTATGTTTGGCCGCAAAATCGGAACCCTGAGTAATTACTCTATAGAGAGTAGAATCTTCACTAAGTCTAGAATTTTGAATAGCCTCACTAATACTATTAGAAGCCCGATTGTAGAAATCTATATTTTCCTTAGAGTCTTTCTTTGAAGGACCGTTTGCCAGAAATGAATTTAAAGAGCCGAATGTTGAACCCCCAACAGACTCAGGCGTCTTATACATCTCTAGATACTCTTTAGATTCTTCTGATATTTTTGGACCTTCATACAAAGGACGAGAACCTGGCTCCAATTTACTTAGAGGTTCGAGAGCTTTAGTTCTTTTCTTCTCATGCTTTTGGCTTTCGAAAGCCTCCATCGCGTCCCATGTTTCACCGGAATGTCCAGTTCGAAATTCTTCCCATGCTTCTTCAGCTTGATCACGCTCAGGAGTTCCATATTTAGCATCCTTATAGGCATCCCAACGTTTAGAACGCTCTTTAATTAAGGCTTTAATTTCCTTTTCAGAGAGTTCAGGTTTCTCTTCTTCCTTATTCAGCAGAGTCAGTTTAACTACGCGGTTTTCCTTGTCAACAGAGTCAACTTTAAATCTAGAACTTTTATCTAATAACATTTCCTGGAGTTGATCAATATTTTTAGTGGCCAACCCCATGGGAAGAGCTTTCTGACCTTTTTTAAGGGAAATCTCTAGAACTAAACCTTTAACCTCTTGTTCAGATTTGAGAACTGCGAGTGAGGCCCCTTCAGCAAATTCATTAGCAAAATTACGATCTGAAGATGTAGATACAAAGGAGGCATTCTCTATAATAGAGCCAGATTCAGCATTAAGAAGAGACTCCATATACTCATTGTCAGTTTCTTGATTAGCTAAACCACGATATAAAGTCATGTCATTAGTAATACTATAAGAATCTATAGATTTACTAATAAGATCTACAGTTTCCTGTAAATCAGGAGAAAGTGTTCCTTCTCTTAAACCACTCTGAATGTCAGTATATTCTGGTCCTAGGTAACGTACAATAGCCATTTCTTGACTAGGGTTTATAGCTTCAGTTTGTTCAACATTCTTAGCTATAGATCCATAACCACGATAATCTCCATACTCGATATACTTTTCAAGCATATCCTTACCAGCTATACGCTGCTGCTCTAAATGCTCTTCGGGAGATTTTTCTTGCCACTGCTCTAAACGACCAAGTTCTCCAGAGTTAGGATCATAATCATATCTCGGTAGTTCACCTTCACCGCGCCAAGCATTCAAGACACTGTGGATCTGGTGAATTGGAGAATTAGTTAATGCTCCAGCAGGCCCGACATGCTCTCCGATAGCTTTAGGACCAAATATACCGCCTTCACTAAGGTCTATCTCTTGCATCGCCTTTACAGCATTTGGAACATATTTCTTAAGAGCATCAAATTCTTCCTGACTTACTCCATCTAGGAAGTCATTGTAATGTTCTTCAGCTAATTCGGTACCGCCGTTTTCCAGACTAGGAGGAATCTCTTTTAAAGGCTCTAAACGTTTTCTTTCTTCAGAACCTCTAAGTTTCTCAATTCTATCACTTACAGGACCTTCTTGCTTCGTAATTGCCGCAGTCAGACCAGGTGGTAGCTTAACTCCGGATTCCTCTAACTCCTCGAGCTCTTCAGCAGACTCGGCTGCGGGTTCCTTGGTAGGTTCTTCGGTAGGTTCTTCTTCTGATTCTTCAGCAGATTTAACTTCATCTTTATACCAGTCAGGATGAAGTCTTCTATTAATAGTATCACTTAAACTATACTCATGAGAGTGGGCCTGCCACTCTATACCAGCCTCTCTTACTTCTTGATCCAAGGCATCAAATTCTGATAGTATCTGATCTCGTTCAGGACCGGGTTTTGCACTAGTTAATTTATCAATTAAGTCAGTTCTTTTTGACTCTATGTTTTGAAGTTGGCCCGCTGTGACTTTTCCATTAGACGTACTAGCCGTTTTTTCGAAAGCCTTAAGATGATCTTCTTCAGTAGCTTGAGCTAAGAAAGATTTTCCAGAAATGGAAACCTCTGGGGGTGGAAGTACTGACTCTAACTTATTTAAAAGCTTAGTATACTTCTCCTCAATACCACCTTTATGATTAAGAACATTTCCAAATTTATCTAATTTTGGTATTCCTCTCCAATCAAGGCTAGGATAACCCTCCCTTTTCCATGCGGCAAGCATATCCGAAATATGCTGTGTTTCGGGGATATGACCAAAATCATTAGAGCCTGCCAATTGAAGTAAACTTTTAAGATTATCTATATTCTCATACTGAATGTCGAGCCACTCTAGTGCTTCTAGTCCATTTTCACCGGCAATATGGTTAAAAGACTCACTAAAGTGGAAAGCTATTGTTTCTACTAAGTCCTTTAAGCCTTCAGCATCCTGAACATCCTCAGCCTCAGATTCATAATCTTCCATATCGAAGATATTTTCTGAGGTTGCAAAAGCTTTTCCCCACGCAGCGACTATCTGTTTAGCTAATCCAGAGTATGACTTCTCAACAACAGCCTCAGGAGTCTTAGTTAAGAATTCAGCAGACGCTCCACTGAAGCCCATCAGTTCTTCTAGAACTTTACCCCCAGGTATGGAAGGCATAGCCTGAGCAGCCACTACAGCCATCGACTTCTTGATAAAGTTTCTCTTAGACTGACTTACCTTATCATCAGGCCCGAATCCAAGGAAGTCTAGAACATTTGAAGTTACCTTCTTAAAAGTAGAGACTTCCTGGTTTTCTCTTATGGCACTAGTAGCATTAAGAAGCTCTTCTTTGAGTCCCTGAAGTCTAGTATTCCATTCAGTAGCTAGTTCATCAGCTTCACCTGATTCCTTAGCGGCTTCCCAGTTCTTAACAAGCTGTTCTGCTTTATCTAACTGTTCTTGAGTAGGAAAAGGAACTGTCGCAGGTTCAGGAAGTCTACCTTCATTAGACTGTTTTACACGTTCTGCAGACTTCTCAGAAACTTCTCCACTTTTCTTTACGTAAGGCTTGGGGCCACCTTCAAAGGCGAACTTGCCTCCTTCACCCCTTTCGTGTTCCTCAGGAATAAAAGTATAGCCACCAGTAGTTCGTCCATGGTGCCCTGTACCTTCATTAGCTGGATTCTTCTCTCCACTCCCTCCTAATAAATCCTTGAAGAAATCAAAGAATCCCATTTAATTTCCTCCTTGATTTATTATATAACAAACTTATCAGAGTTGTAAATTACTTTTTATTTCGTCTTTCTCATCTGCTCAGCCATACCAAGCTTTGTGCCATCGAAGGTCTTCGTTTCATTCTTCATCGAGTGTTTAATACCGTGTCTGAGACCTTGTTCAGCTGATGCTGCTGAAGTCTTTTGTCCAGCGCCTGTTTGTATCCTTTTGCTTGGATGATATCGCAACCCCTTGACTCCAACTGGCTTAGCTTCGACTGGTATATGTTCGCCAGGTCGTGTGCCTGGAGGTGCTCCAGGTCCTGCTTCTCCCCCTGTTCCTCCACCTGCTTCTCCTCCTTGCATTGCAGATTGCATTGCCATTTGTTGAGCCATCTGTTCTTCGGCCTGTTCTTGCTGTATCTCACTAGCATACTTATCTTCAGTTTCAGCTAGGGACTCAGGAGTGATGTTACTATATAGACCATTAGTCCCTGACTGCTGAGCAAGTTCTTTTCTAGCTTCTTTCTTAGTAATAAGATCAGCATTGTAAGACATTAGAACAGATTCAGTAAGGGACTTTCCAAGATCATAACGTTCTTGGTTACTGAGAGAACGAATAGGAGCCCAGTGATAAGTAAGGTCATCAGGTGGTTTTCCCCAAGTACTCATAGCTATAACAGGAAGAAGTTGATCTATAACAGGATCGCCTTCAGAGTTTCGTCTCTGTTCAATTAAGTTATCATAGAGTTGAAGACTACTCTGACCATTACTAGAGAAGTTACCGCCACCACCAGATCCGCCGCTTTCACGACCGAAAATGATCTCATATGGCATATCTGAGGCAGCTGCAAAGTCTCTCATGAACTCGTGGTAAACGTCAGCAACACCACCAAACCCATAAGAAGTTTGATGAAGGGTAGAATCCTTACCAAGGACCATTAGTCCTTGGTTGTTCATCAACTGACTAATAGCTTCCATTCTATTAGTAAAGTTAATAAAAGCTTGATTCGTACCCCCAGCACCAGACATCAGCGTCGCGAGTTGCGGATCTGTAACAGCCAAAACCTGAGCCCTTGTAAGAAGAGATACAATATTCCAAGAGCTATAATCTCTCTTTTTAAGTTCATCAAAAATAATCTCTACTTCAGACATTCCCCAGTACAACTCTACCTGGACTTCCCATTGAGGGAGTTCACGACCAGTAAAACGAAGAATACGACTATGGTGAATGTTGACATTTCCGGCATCCATGATGCAATTATAATATGTCGGAAGACCGAAACCATTTGGATCATTGATGTCTGAATTGATCTCCGGTCCAGGGATGATCCCAGACCACCTATCTAGTGGGATCAGTCCTTTATACGCTCCAACTTCTATATCTTCTACTACCAGGGGCTCCATTAGGTCTTTAACGCCATCAATAACAATAATAGCTCCGGCGCCACCAAAAAGTCTCCCCCACTTACAAGCACTGCGTAGCCTGGTAAGAGTTCTAGTCTGTTTAATAACTTTAAGAAAAGAAGTAATCTCTTCAGGAGATATCGAAGAATCTAAGATAGGGAAAGACTGATACATATCATTTGCTATAGTATCAATAACTTTCCTGATCATCCAACTAGATCGGTACAAAGATAGTATTAAAGGATAGTTTTCTGTAAGACGTACTAGAGGATACTGACCGGTGTTAATTAAATTAGGAGTAAAATCGCCAGTTCTAGCCGGTGGGTTGCTATACGTATCCCCCATGACCTTCTCACGACGATAATTTCTCTCGTCGTTCTTCGGGAGAGGTCTATTTCTTGCGGCTTTTTTAGGCGGCATACTGTCCTTTAATAGGGTGCGTTCACTGTCAGTAGAGGAAGACAAACAGGGGATAAGATGTTAGTCGATGGCGCATACTGATAGACATACAGTAGACTAGGACAAGCAGGTAAGGCCGGTCCACCAGTTAGTGATACCTGAGAGGCCGTTACTTGACCACTAAACACAGCTGGTCCTACTACGTTTAGTCCAGTAGTAGATGAATAAGTCATTCCTGCTGGTAGACCTGAAGTTACTCCTGTCACAGGAAGAGTGGTTGCAAGCGTAGGACCTGTAACTGTCACAAAATTAGCTGATGTAATGGGACTAGTACTTGTTCCCGTTGACCATGTCACTGTCTGATTAGGAACTGTTCCAGTTACACCAGTAGCTTCATACCAGGTACCAGCTTTGTTCAGTTGCCAAATGCTCCCGTTGACAAAGGAGATTTCTACTACATTCGCGGTCTGAGTCAGACTCTGAGAATTGATCTGAACCTGACCACTAGAAGTAATAGACCACTTGTTTCCTTGACTATCACTAACAGTAGGACCAACAGTGCTAATAGTAGCCACTGTCGAAAACACTAAAGAATTAGCTGGGATTGTTACAGTCTGCGCAAGTGTCGTTGCGGAGAATAGAAGAAAGCCTAGTAAAAACTTCTTCATTGTATCACCGTTTTTCCTTTTATTACAGTGTTTCCTTGTATACCTGTTGGGTTGCTAACTGCACTTGAATTGTAGTTATGGCAAACATTACCGCTAACACTTTGACCTGTAATCTGGGCATTAGCGCATATACTCTCTGGACTACTAATAGTTAGTGAGGTTGTATATGTAGTTACAGGAGAACACGTTCCTAAATAAGTAGTGGTGCAGTAAAGTAGTGTCGGACTTCCACTTGCCGCAGTAATTGTAGTAGACTGTGGTAGAGTATAAGATCCAGAAGCTAGAGTAATAGTTGGAGACGCTGTTTGAATAACATAAACAGCGTTACTTACTGAACCATCGAGATACCCTGTTCCACCACAAACTCCATAAAGAGTTTCACTTACTCCAATAGATACTGGACCGCTATATAGATTGCCTGTCGAGCAGCCACTAGAGCCATTAGTAGCTGGAGTACCTGTAAAGTTATAACAAGCAACAGGTCCTGTACTACAAGAAATAGTAGCACTTTGTGAACCAGTATAAGTTCCTGAGGTTGGAGAAAAAGTAGGAGTGGATGCCGCTGGAGTGCCGCCAATCGTGTAGGCCGCGGATACTAAGGCGCTGGGCGGCCCGGTGTAAGTTGTGCCGCACATCGCATAGAGCGTCGTGCTTGACGAAACCGTTACGGCCCCGGAATACGCCGTCCCGTTCGCGCAGCCGCCCTTGTTGTCGGTTTGAGGAAGAATCGTTGTCGAGGAGAGAGACGCCAGAGAGGAATAGCAGATATTGCTGCTTCCCGTCGAGCACGTGATGGCGACACTTTGCCCGCTGGAATAGCTCCCGGCCGCGGGAGAGAATGTCGGGTTGGCTGCAGCAGTTGCGCCGCCCTGAGACACGGTGTAAGTCGATAGCGGTGGTGTCGAAGGTGCTGGTTCGGCAATGTAAGACCACGAGTCAAGGTAGAGCGGCGCAGAGCTGGAACCATTGGTCGAGGTGGAGAGTCCGATCCAAGCCGTGTTGCTGCCAACGATGGATGGGATGTTAACGTTGGACCATACTTTATAGAAGCAGGTGGAGGATGAGGTCGGGGTGCAAGTTCCTCCGGCGGTTACATCGTAGAGGGCCAGCGTTAGTTCACCTGCGGCGGCTACGTTGTAAGTGATCGTGGCCGAGTAAGTGTCTCCTGTGACTCCTCCGACGGTACTGGTAGGAGAATTAAGTGGTACAGGGGAAGTGCTTACCTTGTTGATCTGATAATAGTGTGGGTTGCTGTCATTAGGAGCGCAAGGCGGCTGTGCAGGCTGGTAGATCATTGCGTTCGAATAAGTGAATGAACTGCCAGAAGTGTAGTCTTGTTGGTCGAGATTCACGGCGAACGTGAAGTTATTTGGGATGTTGCCTGTGCCGAAACCTTGATAGAATCCGCCTTCGCATCCCGCACCAGCAAAAAAGGCATTACCTGTACCTGCGGCCCCGGTAATTGTGTTGTTTTGTGCCACAAACGCCAGGTTCCATCCATTTGCCACGTAGGTAAAGCTCGTCGAGAACGCCTGAACATTCACCGTGGAAGGCGCGTAGTTATCTACATACACAGAGTGCGTGTTTCCAGACGCCATGAGAGTGAGAACGCCTCCCGAGAGCGAAGGCTGCGGTCCACCGCCAGAGCCTACAACACCGAAGGTTTCTCCTCCGCCACCGATAAGCGCCGTACCACACGTACCCGTGCTGGTGAAACTGGAGCAATTGAAGACGGTGGTCTGCGCTTGCGCAGCGACCGTGAGTAACGCGAAGAGTAACCAGATAATCTTTTTCATCGCCTGCTCCTATGGGTAGAACACGATGGAAGGGGGTCCGGTTGTGTTGGTTGGGGACGACGAGGGGCTGGGAGAAGGCACGGTAATCGTCGAGGGCAGGGCACCTCCAGTACTCGCAATGCCTGTGCTTTGCCATGTGTACCAAGTGGCTGACGCACTGGCGTCAGGAAACTGCACGGTTGGTGAGGCCGCGTTTGAGGTTGCGCAGATCAATGCAGCGTTTTTAGTTGAAGAGATAGTGACGGTGCCTTGCGCGATAGCGACGGAATTAAAGCCGCCTGTAAATGTCCCTGAGTCGGCAGCCTTGGTTGCGGTAGTGCCAGAGGAGGGCAGAGGGTAAATACCGATTTCGTTCGTCCCGTTGGTAGTTCCCTGAGTTCCTACGAACATATGACCAACCGTAAAGCCACCTGGGGGTATCACGACCCCGGCGCACCAAACCAGGTTTTGGGTCATTACGTTTGTATTTCCATTGACGAATCCGGGCACCTGCCAATAAGTTCCCGCCGTGACTCCGCTCGGCGCATTGCCGATGGTCGATAGATTCCAGACCGTTCCGTTGTAGCAGGCCATCTGCGCTTCACCGGCCGGCACGTCGTTGGCCGCCAGTGTCGTGGCCCCAAGCCACTTGGCCACAGATGTGGCGCCGAGGCTGTTCACGTTCAACGTGAGCCCCGTGCCGGAATTGGCGGTGGTCGTGGTGTAGATCACACAATCGTTCGCAGCCGGAGTAAAACTCGGAGACGTGTTGCAGCTCTGGGCCGTGCCAGATCCAGAGGAATCGGGGCAAACTAGTGGAGCGTGAATCTGATGTGCAGTAGCCTGGTTGTATCCAGCGCCTGCCACGTAGTTCTGGATGCCCGAAGGAATCGCTACTGCAGTAGGACTTGCGCTGCTAGAGGTCGTGTTAGCTACGGCGGTATTTGCTGTCTGAGTGGCGAGCCCGGAAATAGGGATTAAGGTGATGCTTTGGTTAGGGACGCCATTGACTGTTTGTGCAAATAACGCAGGCGAGAAAATAAGAAGTAGAGCTGTTATAAATCTACGCATGATCATCCTTAATTCGTGTTCTGGAAATACTGCAAGTCAACATAAGCAGTTCCAGTGTTCGTCGTACACCCAACGGCCGCTGTCGTGATGGCCCCTTCGAGCGTGTGCCCAGCAGTCATCACCGCCGAAGAACAGGAAGCAAAAGCATGGAAGGCGCTACCATTAACAGAGATGCTGCAGATAACAGCATTACTATTTGAAACATCGACAATACCCACTGATGGAAAGGTGGAGCAACCTGTTGGTTTGGCCGTAATGTTGTATTCAATCTGCACGGCCGTAGATGCTGCGACGGGAGTTAGAGGGTGCGTTTCGCCTGCGTCGAGTACGCCGTTTAGGGCGAAGCTATTCGGAGTAAACGCGCTGATTGCCGGGTGGGCTAGTGTGGTCACGCCACCGACTGTGAGGTTATTGAACTGCGTGGTGCGCGAGTGGTACCCAGGTGAGTTACCCGCCGAATCTGTTACCGCTACATTGCAGGGCGGGGAGCCGCAATCGTTTGTGGTGTTGTGCTGCTTGACGATAGTGACGGGGTAACTCCAGGTGCCACCTGCGCTGCTGGCGACAACGTTGCCGATGTTCAGGGTCGTGTCAAATACGCTGCTGATGTCTATTATTGGGGAGGTTGTTCCGCTGCCCCCGGTTCTCTGACCTGCACTAATAGAGTTGAAGTTTAGTGATTGACAGCCGTTGTCCTGTATCCACGGCGCACTCATCGTGGCCAGCTGGCCTTCCATGTAAAGGTAGCCAGAAAATGCTATGCCAGAATTCGTTCCCGGACCGGTATCGTGGCATAGTATGTTCGGGTTGCCACTGGCAGTGGCACCGTGCGAGTTAGCTGTCGTGTTGTGAAAATCAATGCCTTCACCGGGGGTTTCCAAATCAATCGCGGTACCACCTACTTCACTATCAAATGTGTCATTTGTGAAATGCCTATGGCAGCACGTGTTCGTTATATACGCAACCGCTGTAGTGTTCGATTGGGAGATAGGAACGTCTTCGCACTCGGAATTTTCAAAAGACGAACCGTCCACTCCACCATTAAATTTACAAATATAGGTCGATCCCATGTTGCCGGGATTTCCGCGATTAACGAAATAGAGGCCATCCACACGAAAAGTGCCGGTCCCGTTGCCATTCTGGAAGTAAATTTGCTGAATGTTGTTTGACGCAGTTGTACTGGAGAACTCACAGCCACCGCCTAAAGGCACCTCATCGCATTTGATTATGGTGTTGGGGTACTGATTCACGGCGGTAGGGGTGTAGCCGTAAGAAACTCCCGTCTGCGTTCCAGCCGAAGACGAGAGAGTTAGGCTGGTCGTGCTGGCCTGGGCGGATACCGTATAGACCACCGAATTGATCACCATCACGTTGCCGGTCATTCCTAGCGGAAACTGCGCGCCAGAGGCATACGTTACGGTTGTGCCGGAGGTATTGACGGTGCCCGTGCTTACGGTCAGGCCCACGTTTACGAAGAGACTGGCACCGAGCTTCCACTCAACTGTGGTGCTAGAGCCGCCAGGCAAGCCGACGTTTATCTGACTGCTCTGCGTCTGAGACCGAGGCTCATAAGAAGAATCGACGATGCCGGTCGTGTTTCCGTTGGCGCTGTTCACCGCATCCAGGAGGGCGGCGTTAGCGCGGACGTCGAAGGTTGAGCCGGTATAGCAATTGGTGTAGCTGATGCCGTTGATGACACCTACAGAGTTTGCTCCCAGGCAGGTCGCTGCAGAGACGCTCTGATTTGGGATGCCGTTGACTGTGGCGGTCTGAGCTAAAGCCATCACGGGAAATAATAGTAAGAAAAAGGGAAGTCTATGGAGCCACATCTGTCACTCCTGTAGTAATGGCAACAAGTGTGGTGCCATTAAGTGATTTAAATTCCTGCAGTGAGCAATCTGAGGCTATAGTCCCGATGGTGATTCCACCATGGATCGCCGCAGGCCAAGTCCAACTATAAGGACCACCGGAAGAGGGTTGGCATATTTGAATGGTTAGGGATTCTCCAGCAGCAATACCACTTACCGTGGCGGTTGCGCTGGCGCTTAGAGTTATAGTCTGCAGTGAGCCGTTGGCTAGATTGATTGCAGGACTCGCAGAGGAAGTGATGGTGTAGGGAACCGCCTGTGTTAAGAGAGGAGAATAAGCAGCACCATTATTAGAGTAGGAGATTCCGTTCGACTTAGTACAGAGGTAACTTACTCCAGAAAGAGCAGCAGGACAAGTTGAATCTCCACTTGAACCAGTACCAAAGGTTATTGCTGAGTTATTAACTGTATCAGTAGAGTTCCATGACTTACCTGCTACACCACCAGATCCACCATAAGTCAGAGTGCTTGCCGTAGTTATTCCATCATCTAGGTTAGCGTCAGAGCTTACTGTAGTACCAGATGAAGCATAATAAGTAATATGACCAGCCGTACCAGAACTAACAGTACCACTACCATTAGCTACGCAAGTTCCAGACTGTGGAGAATATACAAAACCAGAAGTAGAGCAACCGGTCAGAGTCTGAACAAAGGTATTAAAGACGGTACCTGTTACAGCAATAAGTTGATTACTGGCATTGGTTCCTACTAGAGAGGCGCTTGTTGGAACAGTTGCTCCAAATATCTGATTGGCGTTTATAGTTCCAGAACCAGAATAGTTAAGACTACCACCAGTACCCATTGTTAGTGCGGCAGTATTAGTACCTGTAGTAATAGATGAAAAAGCGCTACCGCTAGTCTGCGTTATGCAGGTTCCATTCTGTGGACTGAAGACATACCCAGCTGTAGTACAACCAGTTAAACTGGCAAAGTAATTCTCAGCTTGTGTAGATGTCAGAGCAGGAAGAGGAGAAGAACCAGTAAGACCACTTAGAGAAGTGATATTACTATTAGCGCCAGACGTAGCTAAACTAGAGGGAAAATTAGTCAGCAATGCCGCGCTTACACCAGGAAGTTGAGCGCTTCCATTCAATTGTACTAGATTGTTAGCTAAAGCACCTACGGTATACGACGTACCCCAAGCAGATCCTGTAGAGTTAGCTACTCCAGCGCCAGGGTATACCATGCCACTTGCTTGCGCTACGCATGTTCCACTTGCAGGAGTGTATACATAATTTGAAGTAGTACAACCAGTGAGACTCTGTATAAAGGTATTGAGAGCCGTAATAGAAGTATTGACAGGTTGACCGCTGCTATTAGTGCCCAAGACAGTAGAACTAGTAGGCGTACTCTGTCCATTAATCTCATTAGCGTTAATGACTCCTGTACCAGAATAAGTAAAGGTACCGCCGGTGCCGACTACCAATGCTGCAGTATTAGTTCCGGCGGTAACAGCTGAAAAAGCCGTGCCACTAGTCTGGGTAACGCAAGTTCCTGAAGCAGGAACGTATACATAACCTGAAGTAGAGCAACCTGTTAAACCTTGTATCAGAGTATTGATAGAAGAAGCAACGGCAGTTACAACTTGGCCAGAAGAATTCGTAGCGGCTACACCAGCACTAGTAGTAGGGGCAGCTCCATTGAGTTCATTAGCGTTGATTACACCACCACCGCTGGGGTTCAAAGTACCGCCGGTACCGACTAGTAGGGTAGCTGTGTTAGTACCTCCAGTAATAGTAGAAAAAGAACTTCCACTAGTCGGAGCTGAACAAGTACCTGTTGAAGGAGTAAAGACATATCCTGATGTTGAGCAACCAGATACTCCACTAAATAGAGTGATTAATTGAGACTGTGTAAAGTTAGCGATACTAGGGTTAGGATACGTTCCCCCTAATGCGCCACCTGCATTTCCCGACGGAGTGCCACTACCAAAGGGAGATCCTTTATAGAGTAGAGTAGTCCCATTATCCTGTAGATTTGAAGGAGCTATAACAGGTACTCCGCTTTGAGGCTGTACATACATCGGTACATTACCTAAAGTGTAAGCATTGTTGTTTCCATAGATGTTATAAGAGAAAACTGGACCTATAGGTTGATTTTGAGCGAGAGCGCAGACTGGCATGACGGCTGCAATCGCTACTAAGCAAATCTTTCTTATCATATCAGTCTCCTAGTTTATTTTAGGACCATTACGCCGCTAGCGGTTGCAGTACTTTCCAATCAGGAAACAGCTCCATTGTGGCGTAACGATCGGCATCCTGAGTGTGGTCATTAACTTTTAAAGGCCGCTCTTCGCCATTCTTTAGAGCAGCTTCAGTATCCCAGGAGTAGAGTCCTTTTTCTCGTCTCCAATTGACACAATCTCGATGGACTCTTCTATGCCCCGTTGCTTCAACTTCTGAGACTCTATGTATTCCTTCAAGAACCTCATGTTCGCCATCAATAACGGCAAACCCTCGCTTTGCAAGTTCTAGTTTAAAGGAAGTTGCTGTCGGGTCAACAATAATGATTGGCGACTTTCGTCCGATGACTCTAGATTCTTTAATGAAAGTGGCCATGTCATCTGCGTACTCTCCGTCAGTTTTTTGCTTCATCTCTTTAACAGAGTCCCAGTAGTACTCACGATCTAGCCAAGCCACATCTTCATGACCCATAAGATACTCTAAGAACACACATGGGTTGTGGGTTCCATAGTCTACAGAGATTATGTGGTTTTGATATCCTCCAGCGCCGTAGAGCCCCTTGGGACGAGTGGAATTATCATACAGCCACTTATCGTTCCACGAATCTTTGTAAATCGCTCCTTCAGCGATAACCCACTGTCCAAGGATGTATCGTTGGTAGTATACACCTTTCTGGGAACTAATGATTTGGCGTTTAGCATCAGCCGAGATGTTCGGATTGTCTTCAAGGGTGAAATGGATAACTTCGAGATCCCTTGCGAAACTTTCTTCATGAATGACCTCCGTAAACAAATAATGTTGAGGTGTGCCCGGGTTGGTAGACGCGTATAACCGGGCCCCATCTGGGGACATTCTTAAGAACAACTGCATTGTAAAGGATCTTGGAAACTCAACCCATTCATCACAAATCGCGATACCAACCGTCATACCAAGAATTTGCTTATAACTTGCTTCGTCCTTGGCGCCTATGCAGAACCACTGTACACCAAAAAGCCAAAGTTCTCCGTTAGCTCGATTGTAAGCGTAGTTTTTCTTACCGACAACGGAAAATACATCCAGTAGGATATTCTTGTAGATTGACTGTTTAGTTGCCCCGCAGATGATTCTTTTTCCCTTAACTCCATATAGGCAAAGATGGGAGATAAGTTTAGCGTCGATTGCAAAGGTCTTTCCACTTCTTACACTTCCTTCCAGAAGCGTGTATTTCTTATCTAGGTAAGGAGGTCTTTTAACAAAATCGTGAGCTTTTTTGCCAAAAGTATTGAAGACTGTCATATTTAAGGTCCTACCAGAAAAGCCCCCACTTGACCAAAGGGAACGGTTCCTGTTCCTGTTACAGTAAAGGTAGCACTCCCGAAGTTATAAGGAGTAAAACCAGCATAGTTACTATCTGTAGGATACTTCGCGCTATACGTATATGTACCCGGACCCACGGTATCAGTAAATGTTGCGAGCGTTCCATTCGAGGTCAAAGTGACTGTCGGAGTCAGAGGGCTTCCATTACGCAAGAATGTAATAGGTTGACCTAGAGCAGACGCTTCTTTGATGTTAACAGCCGTAGCAGGTCTAATCGATACTACCACAGTAACTGAAGCGGTGGGACCAGGAGATGTGATACTCTGTTGGTTATTAAGAGTAGCATTCCTAAGAAACAAATCTCCAATAATCGGCTGAAATGGAGAACCTGGATTTGATGTAGTAGCTGCACAGGGATCGGTTTGCCACTTAACTGAAGTCGCAGGAGAACCAGTGACGTTAATGTTAGTTCCTGCAGCAAAATTAGTTACTAAACTAGAATCTACATACCCGGGGCCGTACACGACGTTTACATTTTGATAAGTGGAAGAGCCGCCATCCTTACTATTTCCACCTTGATTCGTGCCGTCTATCAAAACGTCATTTAGGGTAAGGGGTCCGATTGAATTAGAACTATTGAGTCCTTGGAACGTAAAGTATCCAGAGTTTCCAATAGTCCATGGGGCAGTCGAAGACAAGACATGTACATCGTGGATTCCGACATTAGTGAATTGAGGAGTTGTACTTCCTGATCCTCCGAAGGCGTTGGTCCAGAGTTTGATGGAGTCATACTCATTCTTAGAGCAAACACCCGCAAAAGTGATTAAATCTGCTGGAGTACCACTCGGACCACCATTTGCGTGAGAAGATCCTAATCCGAAACCTTGGCTGCCGTAATTATATAGATTACCACTAGATACTTGATTGAACACTAAGAAATTACTTATGCCCTGCTGGATCTGAGTTCCTATAACACACCCAACCCCTGCATAATCATGCATCCCAATATAAGAAATGTTACTAGTAAGAGACCCACTCGACTTAAGAGCGCACTTGTTGTCTCCACCACTAATGAAGCTATAAGCAAAAGTGCCATTAGTAGCATTAAGAGGATCCCAACTGTCAGTATTCGGTACGAAGAAGTTAGAAATGAGCTTAACATTGTAGGCGAGGAAACCGGATCCAGTCCAGTTGACATTGAAACCACCCGGATCTTTAAGTGTGATGCCGTACATTATAAAGTTCGTGGCACCATTCAGTCTAAGAAGAGTCGGACCATAAGCCTGACCACCAGCAGAAGTCTGAGAACAAGAGGGATATCCTCCGATTGGCCTGTTTCCTCCACCGCAACCTCCCGTAGTAGAGTTCGCATAAGCTTGAACTCTATTTGTATACCAAGAGATGGAGTTTGCTGAAGTAGTATTGAACTTATCCCACCCTCTACCATCTATTGTCCCATATCCATAAATCCCCGAGTTAGAACCATTAACATTTATAAGGTTAGTAGAACAACTCGAGCTCGATGCTACAGTCCCGCAGTTCGTTCCAGACCAATCCGACAGGCTCAAAGAGGCGAAAAGAACTATTCCAGCATCCGGAGAGAGCGTAACTCCACTCGGAATGTTGATGGACTTGATAATCATTCCATAATAGGTCCCGGAAGGTCCGGTAGCCGGTATGATTTCCACAGCTTGTCCACTAGGGCAAGAATTGAGTGCATTCTGGATTGCGCTAGTATCGGCAGTGACATTTGCAGAGGCTTCAGCGCTACTGTAGGATGGATATGTGGCACTTGGTTGGTAATCTGTGCCACCCGAAGTGATAAGAGCTCCTGATGGGGATGATGTAGCGTTCCACGGATCGACATTCTTAGCTGTTGTGGACACAATGTATCGAGTTGCTGGGATTTTTGCGCAAAAAGTTCCTGGGAAAGAGGGCTGAGATACTATCCAACCATTGCCGGTAGCTCCTCTGATGTACTGAGCAGTAGTTTGGTTGCTCGTAGTGAATCCAGTAGCAATCGCAGTGGCACAAAGCACGACTTGAACAGCAGGACTGATATTAATTGCTGATGTGTACGCTGTATTTGGGGTACAAGTACCATTTGTCACGAAACCCCAAGTAATTACAGCCCCTGGAGTGGAATCTGTGACAGTCGTCGATGTGTTTGAGCTAAAAAAACCGCCATTCGGGCCCAAAGTAAAGACCGGAGGCGCAGTTTGGGCCCCAAAAACGCTCACAGTGAGCAAAAATAGGGCACAAAGGACGAAATTCTTCATTCTTAGCTCCCTGCAGCGATATACAAAGATGAAGACTGCGCGACGGGCCCCAAAGCCAGGGCGGCTATGTACTGACTACTAGCCGCAGCAAGGTAAATGCTCTCTCCAGAGGCTAAATATAGTCCGGTAGTCTCAGTAACAACAACCGTAGACGTCCCGACTAGGACGACAACCGCATTCGGTCCACTATTACTCACCTTGATGCAGGCCGGAGAACCCGGAATCGCCACCCGGGACGAAGCACTCCCAGTGATGAGCTCAACATATCCTGTTGGAGTAAAGAATACTACGGCCATTGATCTCCTCCTGAAATACCATGATGAGCCGCCCACAAAGCGAGCTCTAGGCGACTGCCAACACCCGTGAGATCATAAATTACTTTGAGGTGTCTAGATACGGTCACTTTGCTGATGTGAGCAATCTTCCCGACCTCTTTATTGGAGAACCCCATGCACAAAAGAGCTATTATTTCCATGTGGCGAAGAGAAAGATTGTACTTGATACGAAGTTTACAGACCCTGCAGTCGGGAAAACCGCAGAAGATAGGCTCGGGAATGGTACGGTGACCATGCATAGTTTTCCGGCCGTCGTGCTCCGTGCCCCAGAGTTGGTTATACGAGAGAGGCAGTTTAGGTTGGGGGAGTTCGGTGATCATACAACCTCTTTGTGATAAAGACTATAGGTCCCAGACAACGGCTCAACGGTGGACCATTTCTCTTTTTGCTATGGTAAAAAGATATTGTATTATATTATTAATGGTTAATTAATAACTTAACCACCCCAAAGGAGACCCACCATGCTTAACGCGTCCGCAGTCGCCGCCATCGTCGCGCCCACAAGCGCCGCCACCACGAAAGTCACACCCGTCGAGCTCCGCCGCTACACGCTCGTCGGCAGCCCGCAGCCGGCCAAGGGCCTGCAGCGCCAGATCGTGATTAACCTGCTCGCAGCAGCTACCTCGCCGGTCACGATAGCCGATCTGGCACCGCTAGCTAGCGCGGCCGGGTTGCGCGCAGTGGGAGGGGTGGCGCCCAGCGTGAGATACCACCTCCACCACCTGTGCCTGCTCGGACAGGCAACCTGGCAGTAAGCCAGTAGCACGGGGAGCCGAGAGGCTCCCTCTGCTCTCCATGCGTGGAGGGTGGAGGGAGGCTCTCAGCCTCAGAGGAGGTGTAGTAGTGGTGCCAAACCGTAAACCGAAGTTTGCTGAGACGACTTGTCCCAGCTGTGGACTTGGGGCCGTGTGCCTGTGGGACTGCCTAGGTTACGAGAGTAACCGTTAAAATCTTTGGTAACCTCCGTCATTTTTTTGTTTACGGAGGACCAGAGTTTAAATTATAATTTATTCAGAATGCTGGTATTC